AAAGTGGCTCGCGCCGATACGTTCTGTTCTGCCTGGGTGAATGGCGCCTATGCCGTTATCAGTGATTTTGCTGTCACAGAGGCCGAAGAGACGCTCATGGAGAACTATCGCAGCAAAAAGCTGAGTCAGGGCATGAAGAAACTGGAGCCTCGTAAACCAGGTAAAGCCAGCGGCACCGATGATGCAGCCAATCAGGGGTATCGGGCTGGCCGCAATGCGCAGTTGCACCATGGTATCTCTGGCACCCCATCTGAAGTGATCCGCATCGGAGGCCAGCCATGAGCACCCCATTAACAGAGTCGCAGTTGCTGTTTCGTCTTCAGGATTTTTATGGTGCAGAACAGGATGCTTCAAAAATTGGCGACCATGAGTTCGCTCAGGAATGCGCTGATATTGTGAGTGTAATTCGTGAGGTTCAGGCATGGCGGCAAGCTTCTGCTAATCCTGTGGCGTGGCGATGTGACAGTGGGTCTATTGCCAATCAACGAGTCGTTACAGTTTCCAGTGTTGTCGCGGATAGTTGGGTGGAAAAAGGTATGGAGGTAACTCCGCTCTACATCAAGCCGCAACCCAGACCAATAGTGCCTACTTTCGACGAGTGGCTGGAAAGTAGAGGAAGTAAACCGCTTGGTTGGGTCAGAGATGTTATGCGCGAGTCTTATGAAGCCTGTCGTGCAGCTATGCTCAATGGGGATAAATCATGACAGAACAACAACGTAAACCTGTAGTATTCATCGCCGGGCCGATGACCGGGTATCAGGATTATAACCGGGCAGAGTTCGATGCCGAGGCCAGCGTTCTGGTCGACCGGGGCTTCACTGTTCTGAATCCGGCGATATTGCCTGATGGTCTTGAACACCAACAATATCTGGCAATTACGCTGGCGATGCTTGAGCAGGCTGATGCGGTATTCCTGCTGAACGGGTGGGAAAAGAGTACCGGCGCTACCAGGGAGTTTGATCGTGCCTGTGAACTAGGGCTGCTGTTCCTTTACCAGGACTGGGAAAGCGTGTCTGTTGCGATCCACCGTAAGCGTCACCCATTAACGGAGGTGAGTTATGCATAGCGTAACGGGTTGCCAGTTTCAGGACAACGGAAACCGCCGAATCTGGTTCTTCCGCGATAACAGCCAGGTTGTCGAGTTGTTGGCGGTGCCACTTAAGCTGCGGTTCAACTATTACGACGCGAACAACCGTACAGTTCGCAATAAGGGTACTCAGGCTGATATGAAAAAGGCGATTGAATCTTTCAAGAAACTTCGGGGGATAAAGTGATGGATATAGCTTTAGTCCTAATATTTCTGGCGATGTATTTAACACTTGGCTGGTGTTGGGTATGCATCCTTGTCCGATTAGTGGGATTAGCTAATTTATCCCGACAGAATTGCTGGTTTGCCTTTCTCTTATGGCCTTTGAGCATTATCGCGACCGATGCGAATCTGGAGGAAAACGATGGGACATCTCCTGAGAAATCTGACAGCAAAGACCTTTAACCAGCGCTTCCCCGTTGACTCACAGTTCCATTATTACCTGACACCTGGTGTATCGGAGCGGGAAACTGTAATAACCCGCCCGGCAGCCTGGCATATGCGCAATGGTCGTCTGGTTGTCAGGGTCGAAGGGAAAATCGGTGGTATATCAGTCAGCAAAATGAAACCTTGAAAGTAAGTCATTACAGCAGGCACTTCATAAAGTGCCTGCGATAATGACAACCAACAGGAGAAATATTATGTCCACGCCAGCAAAACGAGGCCTTATAGGGGCAATTAAAGCCGGTCAGGCATATCTGGGGTGGGATGAGGTAACCTACCGTAGTGTTCTGTCTCGCTTATGCAACGGTAAAACATCATCCACTAAATGCACCCTCGACGAGCTGCAGGCTGTCAGGGAATATATGCATGACAAGGGTTTTCCTCGCTACTCAGCAAAACACGGTCGACGCCCAAAGGTTGCCAATACGCGCGAGTCAATTCTTTCTAAAATTAACGCATTACTTGCAGATGCAAAACGTCCGTGGAATTATGCCGAGAAAATGTGCGATCATATGTTTCACGTCAAATACATCGAGTGGTTGACGACTGAACAGTTAACCAAACTCATGCAGGCTCTCAGCATTGATGCGAGTCGGCGAAAAAAGCGGGAGCGTAATAATGAATCTGGAACAGGTAACGGAGCTGCTGCCATCAGCAGTGATTCAAATAGCTGACCTGATAGGCTTCCCGGCGACCGAGCAGCTTCTTTCTGCTTTTGGTGGCACCACGTTCCCGATAGGTAAAGGCCTCCGCGCTATGGGGGCCAGCCGCGCAGCCCTCCTGCGCAATACTATCGGCGATGATAAAACCCAATTACTCATCAAGAATTTCGGCGGAGAAGTTCTCTATTTACCCCGCTGTGATCGTGCCCTTCGTGAATTACGCAACCGCCGCTTTCTCGCCGAGTTCGCCGAAGTGCGTGAACAAGGTTCATCCTCTCTTATGGCCATGACCTTTCTTTGCCCTAAGTATGGATTTAGTGATCGCTTTGCGTGGGAACTTCTTGCACAGCAGAAAAACAAAGGTTGTAACAGTCAAGGAAAATTATTCTAATGCGCAATACAATGAGATATATGGCATTTTTCTTGGTGGTATTTAGTACTACTGTAGTGGCAAAAACAGTACCCAATACAAAAGCAGTTGAAACTTATAAAAATCAACTTGAGGAAACCAAAAGAATATTTAATGAAACGCAGAGCACTTTAATGGGTGCAACTGCTGTTTTTGATATGTACAAGAACCTGGGATATCTTACACCTGAAGTTGTTGCGGTGAGTCGTCATTTCCTCCTCCTTGATGAGGATGCGAAAAAATTGTATGGGGAGAATCTTATTTTAAACCCTACACCTTTTAGCTCTTGTGCTACGTTACCAGCAGCAGCTTACTCATATTGGATGGCAAGGCTATCTTCATTAAAAACTGATAATGTTAAGGCTGTGAATGCGCAGGGTGAATCATACATAAAACAGGGTAAGGAATGTAAATTTGCAATTAACAACCCACCTCCCTCGCATATTGAAGAAAGTGATTATGTAGAGATAATTGATGTTACTCAATAAACCACTGAACCCCTTCACCTGATTATTCACCTAACCTGATGAAATACTGACGCCATCCCTTTTTAACCGGATGGCGTTATGCTTTTAACACTCCCACAATTTCAGCGAGCCGCAGGCCTTTCGCCAGTAATGGCGCAACGCTGGTTTGAACCATTCAGTAAAGCCACCGCTGAATTCGAAATTAATACACCCGCCCGACTTGCCGCCTTTATTGCTCAAACCGGCCATGAGAGCGCGGGTTTCAGTCGGCTCAGTGAAAATCTCTATTACTCAGATGCTGAGCGCGTGGCGCGTATTTTCCGCAGCGACTTCGATCTCAATAAGAATCGTATTATCGATCCGAGCGAGGTTGAATTTGCCCGCCGCTATACCCGTAACCCTGAAAAAATGGCCAATTATGTTTACGCAAATCAGGGGGGTAACGGTAATGAAGCATCAGGCGATGGCTGGCGCTTTCGCGGACGTGGCCTGATTCAGATTACCCTGCGCAATAATTACCGCCTTTGCGGTAAGGCGCTGGGCCTCGATCTCATCGCGGATCCCGATTTGTTACTGGAGTATCTCAACGCAGCCCGCAGCGCTGCCTGGTACTGGAAGGCAAATGGCTGCAACGAGCTGGCTGACAAAGGCAATTTTCTGGCCGTAACCCGGCGTATCAACCCTCCGGCTGAAGGTCAGGCTGACCGCGTGGCGCGGCTGAATGTCGCTAAGGCGGCGCTATGAAAATATCTCTGCGCGATCTGGTGACGAACCCGGCCACCGGTCGTCTCTCTACGTCAGACACCATCGTTTTTCTGGCCTTCCTGGTCAGTTCCTTCGTACTGGTCTGGCTCACCGTTACCCGCCCCGAAACTCCTGGTGAGCTGTATCTCACCTATCTGGGCGCGTGGGTGGCTCAGAGTCAGGCATCAAAACATATGTCCATCAAACGAGCCAGAGAGGTGCGCGATGTGGGAAGCAGCCCAGAAAATCCTGAGGGTTAGCTGGAAACCGCTGCTCGTCGTCGTGGTTCTGACAGGCAGCGGGATATGGTTCGGCACCTTCCTCACAGGCAACAAGCTGGACGCTCAGGCGCTGGCCTTCAGCCAGGAGAAGCAACGCCTGACTGATGGTTTCAGTGAAAAAGAACGGCAGTGGGATCAGGAGAGGCTCGGCGCTGCAAATCAGTATGCAGCTAACCTGAAGGCTGCACTTGATAAGCAGAACGCCTGGCAGCAGAAAGCGGATGCGCTGACCCGCGAGCTGGCTGAAAAGCAAAAGGCACATGACGAGACTGTTCGCGATCTTAAAAAGAGGCTTAAAGATGCACTTGATAAAGATGGTCCTGGTTATACCGGCATTGGCCCTGGCGGCCTGCAGCTCTTCCGTGAAGCCTTTGGCTACTCAGGATCCGAAAGCCTCCCCGCTGGTCAGCATCTGCCAGCCACCGCCAGCGGCGCTCCTGGTCATACCGGCCAGACCACAGGCACCGGTGGCGGACTCTCCCCCACTGGAATAGTGTCGTTTTCAGCGGAATACGGCGCATGGTGCCAGCTCATTGAGGGCAGGCTGCAGGCAATAAATGAGTATTACAGGAAGTGAACAACATCATGACTCTTGATATGGCCTTTCAGATTGCGCTGGCGCTGGCTGCAACCTTCGGCACCATCTGGATACGCCGTCTGCAAAAAGACATTACCGACCTGGAAAAGGCGGTTGATCGCATCCGGGATGAATACCAGCGCCGTGAGGATGCGAAAAGTAACTACACCGCAATGATGGATGCGATGAGGGAGCTGCGAGCGGCTATCGAGCGCATTGATAACAAACTGGACAGGAAACAGGACAAATGAAAGCCAGACATAAGCGCAGAACCCGCCGCGCGACAATCAGCCAGAGCGAGCAGGAAACGCTGAGCCGGATTTCCGCTCAGCTCGAACGCCTGCAGACCCCCGTCAGCCCGGACATTCTGGGCGGGATTAATGACAAGCTGAGCCGAATTGATGTTCGCCTCACGACCATCAGCGACGATGCGGCTAGCCGTGGTGCGTCTGCCGGTGCGATTACGGGTGGAATTGCAGGCGGTGTCATCACTGTGGCGATTCTGCTCATTCGCGCAAAACTGGAGCTGTGATATGGCGCATCCGCAGGAAACACGGGAAAAACTGCGACGATCTTATATCTTCGGCCAGATGTCGCTTGAAATCGCCTCCGCTCAGGCTGGCGTGGCATTTGCGACAGCTCGCCGCTGGAAGAAGGAAGCCCAGGACGCAGGCGATGACTGGGATAAGTTACGCGCCGCTCACCTTATGGCCGGGAATGGGCTTGAAGAGATTGGCCGCGCCATTCTCACCGGGTTAATGACCCAGTATCAGACCACGCTGGAACTGCTCACAACCGAGTCTCAGCTCCCTCCGGGAGAGCGCGTCGAGCTTCTGGCAAGCCTTGCCGATGCATTTAACAAAGCCGTCGCAGCCAACAAGAAAATACTGCCGGAGGTGAGTCAGCTGGCGGTAGCGTTGGATGTTATCCAGAAGCTCAGCGCGTTTGTTGCAGAGCACTATCCGAAGCACCTGGCGGCATTCGTTGAGATCCTTGAACCATTCGGCAAGGAAATGGAACAACACTATGGCTGACCAGTTAATCCGGGTTAACAGTGAAATTTTTGTGATGGCCAGTGACGTGCTGGGGATCCGGTTCGCGGGCGGTAGAAACGTAACCGTCGCGACGTCGACAGGCTGCTACAGCCTCGACGTTGAACGAGATAAAACCGGCATCGAGTCGATGAACCGCTTCATCAGCGAGGTTAATAAAGCACTCCGCAATCACCATTAACAGGCTGTTAAGGGCAAATTAATCATGGCCAGAACTAAGTTATCCAGCAAAGATTTTCTTGCCGAACTGGCGGAACTCTCCGCCAGTCTGCGTCGCACCATTGAAGCCGAAGATGTGGGCTTTGACCCCTCCGCTGCAGCTGTCGCTGCGCGTCGTGGCCTCGTTGCTGACCCTGTAACGGGGTTTGAATACTTTGTGCAGCATTATTTTCCGCACTATGTCCGCCATGCCGCCCGCAGTGAGCTGCATAACTATCTCTATAAGCGTCTGCCTGAAATCATCCAGGCTACGGGAAGCCAGAACGATGCGATAGCGGCTCCGCGTGGTGAAGCCAAATCCACCATCGTGAGTCAGCTTTTTGTCATCTGGTGCATTGTGCTGGCGCTCAAGCATTACCCGGTCATCATTATGGACTCCATCGACCAGGCCTATCCGATGCTGGAGGCGATAAAGGCGGAACTGCAGTTTAACCCCCGCCTGCTGATGGATTTCCCGGAAGCGACGGGCGGTGGACGCGTCTGGCAGGCCGGGACCATCCTCACCCGCAACGACATTAAGGTTCAGGTCGCCGGTAGTGGTAAAAAGCTGCGTGGTCTTCGCCATGGCCCGTATCGTCCTGACCTGGCTGTGCTCGATGATATCGAGAACGATGAGCTGGTGCGTAACCCTGAGCAGCGTGACAAGCTCGATAACTGGCTCAAAAAAACGGTCCTGCCGCTTGGCGGCGCGGGGGCCAAGTTCGATGTGGTGTATATCGGGACAATCCTGCACTACGATTCCGTGCTTTCCCGTACCCTTAAAAATCCGCTATGGACGCGGGCCCGGTTCAAGGCGCTTATCAGCTGGCCGCACAATATGTCGCTCTGGGATAAGTGGGAAGAAATCCTGCGCAACAACGACGAAGATGGTCAGATGCTGGCGCAGGCATACTACCGTGAGCATCAGGCTGAGATGGATGAAGGTGCTGCTGTGTCATGGGCTGCGCGTCCGCTTTATGCCCTGATGCTCATCCGTGCCCGTGATGGCCACAGTACCTTTGATGCGGAATATCAGAACGATCCCGTCAGCGGCGAAGATGCGCCATTTACCGGCTGCATTAATTTCTGGGTCAATCGCCTTAACGAGTGGCGCTTCTATGGCGCATGTGACCCGAGCCTGGGTAAACACGGCAACAGCCGGGACCCTTCTGCGTTGCTGGTCGGCGGTTTCAACCGCTTTACCGGCATTCTGGATGTTGTCGAAGCGCGCATCCGAAAGCGTGTGCCGGACAAAATTATCTCTGACGTTATCGAACTGCAGCTGGAATATAACTGCCTAGTCTGGGCGGTCGAGTCCGTCCAGTTCCAGGAGTTCCTGCGCACCGAGCTGGTGAAGCGCTCCGCTGCGATGGGTATCCCCGTTCCTGCCAGAGCCGTCACGCCTTCGGTTGATAAGCTCCTGCGCATTGAGTCACTGCAGCCACATATGGCCAACGGCCTGATACGCCTGCACCCTTCGCAGACCACTCTCATCGACCAGCTCCGGCACTTCCCCAAAGCTGACCATGATGACGGGCCTGATGCCCTGCATATGCTCTGGATGCTGGCCGTTTCCGGCGCTGGCAATTTCGAATTTAAAGCTGTTCCCCGCCGTGGCCATAGCGGGGACAGGTTCGGTCCTTCAGGAGGATTTTGATAATGGTTCAGATTCTTGACCAGTATGGTCGCCCGCTAAATAAAGAGGTGCTTAAAGCCCCCCAGACCTCCCGCACGTTCGAGCTGCACCGCGACTGGCCAACTCACCCCTCGCGGGGAATGACCATTGCCCGGCTTCCTCGCCTTCTGGAAGCGGCTGAGCGCGGCGACCTGGCGGCTCAGGCTGACCTATTTGAAGATATGGTTGAGCGGGACGGGCATATCTTTTCTGAAATGGCCAAGCGCAAGAATGCGCTGCTCACTCTGGACTGGAGCATCGAGCCACCGCCGAACGCGACGGCGGAAGAAAAACAGATCGCCGCGATGGTGGCCAGCTGGTTCGCTGACCTTCAGGAGATGGAAGATATTACCCTGAATGCGGCTGAAGCTATCGGGCATGGCTTTTCCGCTCAGGAGATTGAAAAGTGGGAGCTTGACGGCAATCTGTGGCTGCCTGTCAAAATCAAACTGCGTCCGCATCGCTGGTTCTGTACCACGCCGGAAGCCGGGGACGAGGTGCGTCTTAACACCGGCACGCTGGGTGGAGAAGAACTCTGGCCGTTTGGCTGGCTGGTGCATACTCATAACGCCAAGTCAGGCTATATCGCGCAGTCAGGTTTATACCGCGTACTGGTCTGGCCATATCTGTTTAAAAACTACAGTGTGCGCGATCTCGCTGAGTTCCTGGAAATCTACGGGCTGCCACCGCGTATCGGGTCGTATATGTCCGGGGCCACCCAGGATGAACAGGATAAACTCATGGAGGCGCTGGTCAGCATCGGTCATAACGCCTCGGGGATCATCCCTGATAACACAAAAATCGAATTTAAGGATGCCGCTGAGGGGCAGTCCGATCCTTTCATGGCGATGATTAACTGGTGCGAACGTACCGAATCAAAGGTCATTCTCGGCGGCACGCTGACGTCCCAGGCGGACGGCAAGTCCTCAACAAATGCCCTTGGTAATGTGCATAACGAAGTCCGCCACGATCTGCTGACCGCTGATGCCCGCCAGCTGGAAGGGTTTTATCGTGGGTTCATTCGTATGTTACTGGCCATTAATGGTTATAACGTCAGCCCGCGCCGTCAGCCGCGCCTGGTATTTGATACCCGTGAGCTGGAGAGCATTGAAACCTTTGCCAATGGTGTTTCCGCGCTGGTACGCGCCGGGATGGACACTATCCCGACGTCATGGATACACAAAAAGGTCGGGATTCCGGTACCAAAAGAGAACGAAGCTGTGCTGACGCCGCCCGCAACTCCCTCTCCGGTGGGGCTGAGCACCACGCCGGTATTCCGTCATTTCGCGGCACTGAGCACCACGGGCGAGGTTGTTGACCCTGCTCAGGATGCGCTGGACAGCGCCACGTCGCCCGGAGAGAGCATCGCGGTGGCCATGGATAAGCTGATTGCGCCGCTGGTTTCGGCTCTGAGAGAGGGGCAAAGCCCCGATGAGGCACTGGATATCATTGCTGCGAGTTACCCTCAGCTGGATGATACGCAGCTGCAACAGCTGATAAAACAGGCACTGTTTGTCAGCGAAGTCTGGGGGCGACTCAATGCCGAAAGCTGATGTTGATCTGGGGTACGCCATCGGGTTAAAGCCCGAAGAAGCGATTGCCTACTTCGAATCGAAGGGCTACGCCACCGGTTTTAACTGGCACGATATTGAGGCCCGCGCCC